CCTACCTTGCGGAGGATGGGCAGCGGACGGCACGTGCGCGTGGCAGTCTTCCCGGCACGTCGCAGGGAGCCGCCCCGCTGACCGCTTCTTCCTTCGGCGGCGTATACGGCTACCGGAACATTACGCCCGTCCAGCAGGAGCGCCCCGGCGCGCTGCCTGGTTGGCGCTCATTCTCTGCGCCTGCCGCTGCCCGTCCTCCGCAAGGTAGGCGGCGAGCGTCCCTGTCCGGCTTTCCCCGGCACGAGTCCCGGCGAGATTGGTGTTTGTCGTTCTCCGCTTTACGCCTTCGGTCTGCCGCCGCTGCCGGTTCGAGATATCACGGGCGAGCTTCGAAATTTCGCTTTCCCGCGCCCTTGACTGCGCGTCCAGCACCTCAATGCTCAGCCGCCGCAGGGTCTTGTCGTCAAAATACCGGCTCATTTCTTCCCTCCGTAAATCGCCCAGAGGAGCCGCTGCGCTTCGTCGTCGTCATGACCCTGCCCGCGTAGGTACGAAAGCGCCGCGCTCTGACTGTACTCGCTCTTATCGACCATATCCTTTGCAGCCGTGTACGCGTCCGTAAAGTCGTCGTCATATGCATTTTCATAATCATCTGTTAACCCTGTGCTCTTGCTGAAGCCATATTCCTTGTAATGATTCGCAATGTAATTGGACGGATGCCCGCTGGCGTAGGCGTCGCGGAACAGCCCTTCGTAGTCCTCCCCGCCGTCCGACGAACCGCCCGAGGACGACCGCCGCCCGGAACCTCCTCCCGAGCCGCGTCCGGAGCCTTTCGCCATCAGCTGCGCCTGCACCGCGCCGACGTAGTTCGCGACATCCGCGCCGCTTAAGCCTGCGGCGTCGAGCACGCTGCTGTCCGGCGTCAGCCCCAGCTGCATCCACTCAAGCGCCTGCGCAAGGGCTTGCTTCCGCTTGGCGTCCTCGCGGTCGAGGGCGTCTTGCTGGCGGTTGTACGCGGTCTCGTCAGTGTAGCGCGTGTCGTTCACGCGGTCGCGCCCGACGCCATAGTCGGCCTGCCACTTGTCGAGCGCCCTGCCGTAGTCGGTATCGCTCAGGCTCTTGATCCCGCTCAGCTGATCGTTCAGCAGTCCACGGTTGGCGTTCCACTCGTCCAGCGAATCAGCTCCCAGCTGCCGGTAGGCGCTCAGCTGATCGGCCAGCAGCCCCCGGTTGGCGTCCCATGCGCTCAGCGCGTCGGCGCCGAGACCACGGAGGGCGTCCAGCTGGTTGGCGTATTGATTGCCCTCGTTCAGCCACCGCTCATAGGCGAGCTGATACAGCTCGGGCGCTTTGTCCGCCAGCTGCGCGTTGTAGTAGTCCTGCGCCTGTGAAGCGGCATTAACCGCCGCCGTGCTGCTCTGCCCGCCGGTCGCGGCGGCGTAGTTCGCAATGGTGTCCTCCCGTGCGCGCTGCCCTTCCCGCAAATACGTTTTCTGGTACTGCTGCCAGTTCGGATCATCCTCCAAATTGTAAGAGAACGGGTCGCGGTTCAAATACTGGTCGAGCACCTTGTCGGTCTGCTGCTGATAGGGGTTGCTGTACTTTCCGTAATTCCGCAGCTCACCCGCGATATCTTCAAGCTGCCCCTGATACGGATTCTTGAACTTATTGTAATTCACGAGCTGCTGCGCGAGGTCGTCCAGCGTACTGCCGTACTTGTCGTCGTAATTAAAATAGGTTGGGTCTTTCACGTAGCCGGAGCCGTCCGCGCCGCCGCTGTAGCCGCCATACCGCTTGCGGAAGTCCTCGGCGCGGTCGTGCGCCTCCTGCGCCGCCGCCTGGTTGCCGCTCTTGTTGGCGTTGATCCAGTCGTTCTTCAGCGTAAAGAGGCTGTTTCCATAGTCAATATTTTTCTGCGCGAGCGCTTTGTCAGCGTCCGACCAGGTTTGCCCCGAGGCCGCGATTCCCCGCGCCAGTTCTTCAATGTTTTTGAACGCCATATTTTAGCCTCTCCTTTCTCTTTGCCGCCACTCGCGGCACGTCATAGCCGGTATCTTGCAGGATTTTCGACAATCCGCTGTATACCTTTTGCGGCGGCACGTCGAGCACTTCGGCGATCTGCTTCGCGGCGAGGTCTTCCCAGTCGCCTTCCATCAGCGACCACAAAAAGCTGCCTTTTTTATACGGGTTTTCTGGTTTCATGTTGCTTCGCCTCCCTCAAGCGCCGCAAGCCGCTGCTCGAGCGCGTCCACCCGCGCCATCAGCGACTGCACCATCGCGGTATTGAGCGCGATCAGCTCGCTGTACCGTATGGAATACTGACCGTCGCCGCCGTCCTCGGCTTCCGCGTCGAAGTCCTTCTGCACGAGCGCGGCAAGCTCCTGACTGCTCAGGCCGCTTTCGGTCAGAGCATCCCGCATCTGCTGCGCGATAAAGCCCGTGTGCGTCCGGTCGCTGCGGCTGTCGTTCATGTGATAACGGGCGGGCTTGAGCGCCCGGTAGAACGCGTCGTACCGCTCGGCAACGTCGTATTCGATGCTGTTCTTAATGCGCTCGTCTGAGCCTACATCGATCGAAATGTCGGCATGAATGTCGTTATTGCTGACATAGAAGTTGGTGCCGCCGAACATATCTTCGCCGGTCATGCGGGCGGCGGCATTCGTCGCGATGAAATAATTGCAGTACCCGCCCGTCGCCACGGGCCCCGAAAGCTTCGCGCCGCGCGTTCCCAGCACGCCGGTCGAGCCGCGCGCCATGGTCAGTTCGCCGTAATCGTTCGCGATTGTCACCAAGGAACAGTCAATCGAGCCGGTAGTGATATTGTCGCCGTTAATCTCTGTCCTTCCGGAGCGCGAAAGGTCGGTAAAGGTCACAACGCCTTCAAGGTCGATGCTGTCGACCGTCTGCTTGATGCTGGTGTACTTGCCGCTCAAATCGGAGACCGTGCTCGAAAGGCCGTTTGCGGTCTGCTGAATGGTTGAAATACTGCCTTCGGCGCTCGATACCCGGCTTGAAAGGCTGTTCGCGGTCTGCTGGAAGTACGAGATATCACCCTCGGCGCTTGAAATACGGGTTGACAGGCTGCGCGCGGTCTGCTGAAAGCTTGAGATATCGCCCTCGGCGCTTGATACGCGGGTAGCCAGACCGTTTGCGGTCTGCTGCAAGGTGGAGATATTGCCTTCCGCAGAGGATACGCGGGTAGTCAGCCCGTTTGCGGTCTGCTGCAAGGTGGAAATGCTGCCTTCAGCGTTGGAAATACGGGTGGTCAGCCCGCCTGCGGTCTGCTGGATGCTTGAAATGTCGCCCTCTGCGTTGGAAATGCGGGTGGTCAGCCCGCTTGCCGTCTGCTGTAAACTGGAAATATTGCCCGCGTTGTCCGCGACGCGCTGGCTGATGCCGTCCGCCGTAATCTTCAGCTCGGCGATGCCCTTTTCGTTATCCTGCACCCGTGCGGTAATCCCGTCGGCCCTGATATCCAGTTCGGAAATCTGGTCGCTGTTCTTCCGCACCTGCATCAAAATCTCATCCGCCGTCTGCTTCAGGATGGAAATTGCCCCGTCCGCGCCCTCAAGCCGGTTGAAAATCTCCTCGTAACCCTCAATGTTGTCGCCGTCCAGATTCGAGAGGACGAATTGCAGCATTTCCTGAAGCTCCCGCACCACGTTGTAAAGCTTTTTCGTCGTCCCCGGCAAGTCTTCCTCTTTGAACCGGGGCATTTGCACTTCGGAATAAACCGCCATTATCGCGCGCTCCCTTCTTTGTACCGCCGGTTAATCGCGTGCAGGGTTGCCTGTCCCTTCCCGCGAATGCGGATGCTGAACCCGTGCCCGCGCACGGGCAGATATGGCACGGGGATTGTGCAGTCCGCGCGGCGGGCGGAACCGCGCCACTCCTCGCGCCATCCTCGCCCGTCTATCTGTGTATCGACCGCAATCACAGTTCCGCGCTCAGCTGTCAAAACGAGGTCAAGGCGGCAGCTTTTCCGCTTCTCGGGAGCGACCTGCTCAAACGGCCCAAAGACGGCTTCCCACGTGACCGAAGCTTCGGTACCGCACTCCCAGAGCGCGCCGCCCGAATCGAGCAGATAGAGCGTGCCGCCGCTGCTCGAAAAGCCGACGGCCTCGGTCTCATCCTCGCGCGCCCAAAGCCCTTTCTCGGTGTCGTAAACAACCAGCTCCGCACCTTTCGTATCGACGCCGGAGAGGTAATACTTTGCCCCATGAATCCAGGCGCAGGCGCGCGAGTAGGAGCGGTTCAGCTGCTCGCCGACCGGCTCGGGCGTGCCGCCGCCGTAGGCCATCACGCCGTCGCGGCTGAGGTAGTAGAGCACGTTGTTGTAAATGCGCAGGGTCTCAGCACATCCGGCCTGTACGCCCGAAATATAGCTGGTGTTGACCGTGAAATTGGTCGGCTTGGTGCCGTAAATCTTGTGTACGCAGTGTTCTTTGAACGCCAGTACATAGCTCGCATATCCGGCGATTCCGGTAAAGTCGCCGTCCGAGCCGACGCCCACGTCGAAGGCATCGGTCGCAAGCCCGTTAAACACATTCCAGTTGAATCCGTCGCCAAGCTTTGAGCAGCAGATGTGATTTCCGTACACGCCCCAAAGCCGGTTGTCCTTCTCGCAGACGAAGTCCAGGTCGGGCACGGTGCGCGAGAAGCTGACCGCGCGTTCGTTCCATTCGTGCGTGTTCTGGTTGGTCTCGCTGCCAAGCTCGCCGTATTGGAACACGTTGTCGTAAAAGGTCAGCGTACTGCCGTCGACGGCCTGAACAACAGCGGTGCGGTTGTTGTACGCCTGCGCGCAGCCCGCAATGGTCACGCCGTCGCCAGTCTTGAAGGGCCAGCTGCCGCCATCGGTGCGGGTAATGCTGCTGTTCGTGAACTTCACCGCCAGCGTGCCGGTGTAGGCCTCCATGCCGCAAAACTCGCCGGTCGCGGTGTTGAATGCGGCCTTGTCCGGCCAGAGGAACACCCAATCGTTCATAACGACGGCGCGTTTGCGCCCTGCTGCAACGGCTCCGACCGCCTTTCCGTCAAACTTGACCGCCGTACCGTCGACGACCAGCGGCTTGCCGTCCTTATGCAGCAGCATAGTCGCGGAAGCGTACTCCGTAACCTGCCGCCGCCCCTTCCGTGGGCTGAGGCAAGGCGCATCGTCGGTGCTCATGTTGACCATGTGGCGGCACGCGCCGTCCTGCACCCGCGCCCGCCGGTCAAGCCCGGTAAACTGGTAGGTCGCAGTACTGCCCGCGTTCGCTCCCGAAATGCGGTAATTAAACATAGCCGTGTACCTCCGCGCCGCGCTCCGGCAGATGCTTTCGCCGGTACCACTTGGCGAACTCGTCATAAAGCCCGGTGAATACGGTCATTTCGGTGCTCGCGCTGTCGTACTCCTGCGCCATCAGGTCAAGCTGCGCGCACAGATAGTGCAGATACAGCCCGTCGTAGGGCGGGCCGACCAACAAATCGTCGTTGTCGTTCTCGTCAACGACCAGCCGCACCGGCCCCAGTCCGAAGACCTCTTCCGCAACCATGCTTTCCACCCTTGAAAGCTCGTCAAACACCGCCTGCGGGTCGAAGGGCGTGCTTCGCACCTCGCGCAAACGCTCCATCAAATATCCAACCTTCACAGCATCACCTCCCGAATTGAAAAGGCGCGGAGCGGCGCTCCCTCGGAAGGGAAGCCCTGCCCCGCGCCGCAGAATACAGCGGATCGTTATTGAATTTTGTATGACCTTAGGGAGCCCCACGAGGATAGGGCAGAGGCTTGATGGCGTAACATGTTTTCGTAGGCAGAGGAGAATTAACGTAAGCCTTCGCAAGCAGATGAATAATCGTGTGGACATCCCAGAAACCGATATCGAAGATTGGCCTTCCGTAGTCATCAATGTGATCACCACCACTCTTGACGGCTTTTCCCAGCTTTATCATGACGAGCATCGCCGCTTCTTCCTCACTTTTTCCGAAATAAGGCCCCCTGGCTCCGTTTTCTGTTTCACATAGTTTGTCAAATGCCATAGCAATTCCCTCAGCCCGGGAACGCCGCCGCCTGCTGTGCCTGTCTCGCCGCAAGCTCCTGCGCCTGAGAGTTGCGCCACGCTTCGGCGAACGCCGCCGGAATCCTGACCGGAACGCCGCGCTTTACGAGCAGCGAATTACCGTTGACGCAAAGGTAAACGGAATCGCTGGTACCCGCCGGGTCAAGCGGAATCGTGATTTCCACGGTATCCGGCGCGGCCTTCACCGAGCCCGGGCCTTCGGCAGCTGCCGTGACCGTCTCATCCGCTTTTGCTGCTTTTACTTTGTCACTCATTGCGCTTACCTCCTTTAGTTCGCCGCGCCCGAGAAGGTCGAGCCGGTCTCGATACGCACCATGTACTCGTTGGAAAGAATCTTTGCGGTGAGAATGCCCTTCCAGCCTGCGGTCGAGCGCTGATCCAGCGGGTCAGCCGTACCGGCGGAACCCTTCTGCTTGATGATCGTCTGTAAGCCGCCGCCCTCGATTTCGGTCACGCCATAGGCATTCGCGCCGAGAATCAGCGTGGAATACACAGACTGCTTGTTCGAGGTTGAACCAATGGCTGCGCCCGCGCCTGCAAAAATCTTGGCCTCGGTGGTCTCGACGAAGCGCACGCCCGCGATCTTGCCGATCTCGCCCTCGTAAATCTCGGTCGTATCGACGTACTGGTGCGGGTACTTCCATTCGGGATCGTTGGTCAGGTCGAAAGCAATGTCGGGGTGAATAATGCCGATAAAGCTGTCTTCGATAGGGTCGGCGTTGGCATTCTTCAGGGTGCGCACCGCCATCTTGACAGCCTTCACAGTCAGCTTATGCGAAGAGGTCAGCGCGTCGCGGCTGGCGACCTGCCCTTCGGCGTACTGCACATTCGTCCCGGCATTCAGGATTTCGCGGACGACCGTGTCAAGCGTGCGGCCTGCCTGCGCGCCCAGCGCCTGAACCGTTTCCTGCAAAATGGGGTCGATCGCGGTCATGTCGAGAATATCGGAAACCGCGATATAGTAGCCGTACTGGCTGACCGTCGCGGTGTCGCTGGTGACCGTGAGTGAACCGCCGTTCGGGGTGACGCCCTCGGTGAGCGGCGTCAGCGCCTTCGGCAGCTGGCTGAACTTGCGGAACTCAATCGTCCTGCCGCGCCCCTGCGGAATGTTGCGTTTCTGCCCGAACTGCTCGTGCACAAGCTTCGGCTCGGCGGCATGGATCAGCGCGGTGTCGTAGTAGGTTTTCATTTCGGCCGACAGCGTTGTCGTGCCGGTCGTATTGGTGTTGAGGTTGTACTGATGGACGTCGCCCGGGGTTGCCCCGTCGAACGCCCTCAGATTCGCTTTCAAAAGATGCAGCATTGTGCACCGTCCTTTCTCCTGTTGTCAGAGCACAATCCGCTCCCCGCGCATGACGCGCTTTGAAACATCGCGGAATTGCTTCTTCGTCCATTTCGACGGGTCGGCGCTCAGCTTCGCGGCCTGTCCGCCGCCCGTCCCGTTTTCGCTCGGCCTTGCCTGATTCGACCGCACTGCGTTTACAGTCCTTGCTTCGCCCGCCTTCTGCGCCGCCTGCAACATGTCGGCCTGGTGGCACGCCTGATAGGCGGTCAGCATGTCAATGCCGCTGCGCAGCAGCTCGCCGAGTTTCGGCGTAGTGGAAAGCTCGGCTTCGAGGTCGAAACCGGGGTACTGGGCACGTACCTGCTCAGCCTCCGCCATCAGCTGCCGCATTGCGTCATTCTTTCGCTGCTCGGTCAGCTGGGCGTCGAGCCGCGCCTGCAAATCCCGGTTACGCGCCTGCGCCGCCATCAGCGTGCGGTACTGCTCGGCGGTCATGCCCGCCTTATCGGCGGCGGACTGCCAGTAATCGTTGTCCGATTCCAGCGCCCGCTGTACGGCGGCGTACATCCCGTCGCCGTCGTCGATGTTGTACCGCTGCTGCAACAGCGCCATGATGGGGCGCGTCGCGTCGCGCTCGGCCTCGGCAGCTTTGAGCCGCCGCCCGACGATCTTTGAAACACGGTCATTGAAGTCCTTCTTATACTCGCCCTTGATCAGCTCGTCGAAGCTTGGTTTCTGCGGTGCGTCGGCCTGCTGCCCCTCCTGCGGCACAGCGGGAGCCTGCCCGCTTCCGGCCTGCGGCTGGGCGGGTGCCGCGTTACTGCCCGCAGCGGCGGCTCCTTCGCCGCCGCCCTCGCCGAAAGCGGAAAGGTCAATCGAAATCAGTTTATATCGTGCCATGGTAATTCCTCCTGCGGTCTCTCCCGCGCGTCTGTACTGTCTGAGGTCTTTCCCTCGCGCCTTCCGGGGGTGGATGTTCTATCATTCAGCGGTCTTTCCCGCGTGTCAGTTTGTAATGCGGACATCGTCACGCGCCTGCGCGACTTGCCGAAGCCCAACCTCAGCCATGAGGTGAAGCGCCCGCGCGTCTGCGCTGTCCGGGACGGGGATTTCCGCGCAGCCGCTTTCAATCCGCCACTGCGTCGGGTAGCCCAGGTTCTCAAGTGCACCCGCCAGCGCGTACAGAATCGCGGAGACTGCCGCGCATCCGGCGTCGTCCTTCGCGTGGCCGTGCGCCGCAATCTTGTGCGGCTCAATCGTGATATCAACCATTGCTGAAACCGTCCCCGATCACAGGGATACCGTATTCGACCGCGCATGTGTGCTCAATCTTGCAGCCGCGCGCCACGCCCCAGCCGGGTGCAAAATAAGCGGCGTCCGCCCGCGCAAGATACATGATGCTTTTGCCCAAAAACTCAAGCGGGCGGTAGTCCTTCCCAAAATAGGTTTCGAGCACTTCCACCGGCTCACCAAGCAGGTGCTCCGCTTCGGCAATCGCCTTGTCACGTTCCTGCAAGATTTCCTCTTCCGATTTGCCCTTCATGGGCTGAGAAATGAATAACTTTTTCACGTTAAAATGCCTCCTGCCTTTTATACCGGCGAACTTCTTTCGAGCCGCCGCTGTTCCGCGCCCTGCGCGAGGCTGGCGGCTCTTTCGTATGCCTGCGCGCTGGTGCCGCCCGAGCTGCCGGAACGTACAGCCTGACGCGGCTGTCCCTGCTGCCCCTGCATCCCGATTGCGGCGAGCAGGCCGGACGGGTCTTCGCCGGTCTCCGCCGCTACTCGCTGCGCCAGCTGTGCGCAGGTCTGCTGAAGCGCCTGTAACTGCTGGTACATTGTCTGCCCCTGCTGCACCTTCTCGACGACCTTCTGTTTGCCCTCGAACTCCATCATGTCAAGCATGGCAAGCGCCTGGTCGGCCGTGTCGGGACGGAAGATTCCGGCCTGATACAGCTCTTTTGCGAACTCGTTCTGGCTCAAACGGTTGAAGGGATTGCTTTTCTGCGGGCTGACCTCAATGTCAAAAATGGGCTTCCGGTCACCGAGCGCCAGCTGTCCGGCATCGAAGCTCACGTACTCCGCCGCGCCGTTCTCGGCGACCACGCGGAACACCCGCCCGATATCGTAGAACTGCCGGATCAGCTCGATCACCAGCTCGACGACCTGCTTATATGCCCGGTAGGTCGATTTCAGCATATCGCGGGAGACCTTGTTCCCGGCCTCCTGCATAGCCGCAATGGCGCTGGCGGCGGTGACGCCGCTCTGTGTACCGCCTGCGGAAACGTCGCGGTTCGCGCTGGTCTCCTTCATTTCGGCGATCTTCGCCTCGCGGTGGTTGATGATGTACGCATTCAGCGGATTGACCGTAATCTGCCGCAGGTGCTCCTCGTCGACCTTGCCCGCGACGTGC